ATGGGTGCAGTAGGTCGTGCTTTAAACTCAAAGGTATATCCAAAATGGTATATGTACTCAGGCAAGACTTATCCGTTTACTTGTGGCAATAGTGATACAGCAGTACTGGTAGAGGATTGTGCAAGTGCTTGTGCAGTATCTTCTGTTTACACAGGAGTTGCATTGATGGGTACAAGTTTACCTGAGACTTACATACCTATACTCAAAAAAAAGTACAAGAAAATAATCATTGCTCTTGACAGAGACGCTACAACAAAATCATTTGACATAAGTGAAAAACTAAACTATTATGTAGAAACAAAAGTCAAGATACTAGAAGACGATCTAAAGTACTATAACGAAAAACAAATAAAGGAGATACTAAATGCATAGACTATACTTAAAACTAACGGAAGAAGAATCAACAGCATTAGCCTGGGCGATTAAATACTTAAAACTTGAAAACACTTCACTGCCTGAAGAAATACAAATGAAAGCAAATGTAATTCAGTCATTGGAAAACAAGTTTAATGATAACGCTATAGATACAGGGTGGTACTAATGTTTATAGATAAAGTATTAATTCAAACTATAGGCACTCATTACTCAGAAGGCAAGACCAAAAAAAATCAAGTGCTATCAGAAAACAAAGCAAACGAAGGCATGACTGCTAAATCATTTTATAGATTTTTAGAGTCTTACGAAGAGCATTTGACAAACGGGTACACTGACTGTACTATAGAAGTTAAATTCAAAGAAAGAGAGAGTGACTGACAATGAATATATTTTTTCTAGATAAAAGCCCGGAACTTGCTGCAAAGTATTTGTGTGATAAACATGTTCCTAAAATGCTATTGGAATCTTCACAGATGCTATCAACTGCCATCCAAAGACATTTGGGTGGCACAATAGGTGAGTTGTATAAACCTGCCTATCCTAAACACCCTATGACTATTTGGGTAGGAGATAATAAAAACAATTTTAAATGGGCATTAGAAAATGCCTCTTTCATAAACAAACAGTACGAAGTTCGTTTCAATAAAAAACACAAGTCAAACAGAGTTATAGAGTTTATAAAGTATTGGGATTTTAGTGACAGCATCCCACAAGGTGATATGACAAATCCTCCTCAGTGTATGCCTGATAACTACAAAGGTAAAAGCCATGTAATTGCATACAGAAAATATTACAAAGGTGATAAATCTTATTTTGCTAAATGGGAAAAAGGTGTGGCTATGCCTACATGGTGGCTGAAGTGAAAGTATTTATGACAGAAGAGTCAGTTGACATTATGACTAAGTTTATATATGATTATTTAAAATCAAAAGCAAAGACAAGAAAAAACATAAAAGAAGCGATTGAGCATTACCAAGATAGGGTAATAGAACATATGAGAAAAGAGAGAGGTATAGTAGATGAATCTTAAATTTAAATCATGGATCATGGATGAGCAAATAAAAGACCAAGAACGTATGCTTATAGAATCCGAAGGCAAGAAAAGTAAAACAAGAATATGCATGATGTGTAGTGATGTTTTTGTAAGTGAGGGCAATCACAACAGGATATGCACTCCTTGTAAGCACACAGATGATTGGACATATGGAAATGATTATGGTATACTAGACTAATGATAGAAAAAGAACTTATAAAATTACTACTCAGCAAAGAGTTTTATACAAAAAACAAAGGCAAGTTATCCAAAGAATTATTTACAAATGGCACAGGAGATTTGTACGCCACAATCGCCAAAGCCCATCAGGACTCAGACAATGATTTAACATTGAATGAGATATCTACATTGTACACGGATGTTGATAATCCTGCTCTAACGAGAGTTGCAAAACAAAATTTTCAATCTCTGATTGAGGATATAGAATCTTCGTCTTTACCGAATGCAAAGATAGCACATAACATACTAGAGTCTCTGTACAAAAGAAGACAAGCAAATAAAATTGCTGTATTGGCTACAGAAATATATAATGGTAAAGACGCAGATTTTAGTGAGATACAGAAATGTTTGGAGTCATCTATAGACGATGAAGGTGACACTTACGATTATATTACTTCCGATGTGGGCGAGTTAGTGGAACAATTAAAAGATAACACTAAGTTCAAGTTCAATCTTAAACCATTACAGGAGCGAGTACATGGTGTAGGTGAGGGCAACTTAGTTATATTATTTGCTCGCCCTGAAAGTGGTAAGACTGCATTTTGGGTAAACCTAATTGCAGGAGTAGATGGTTTTGCATCGCAAGGTGCGAAAGTTTGTGCGCTGATAAATGAAGAACCTGCTATCAGAACACAGATGAGACTAGTCAATGCGCATACAGGTATGACATTCGAAGAAATAAAAAACGATACTGCCCTAGCCAATAGGAAATGGGCTGAGATCAAAAAGAATGTACATATACTAGATACTGTTGATTGGGATTTAGCCAAAGTAGATGAGTTAGTAGCGAAAGAAAAGCCTGATATAATTGTTATTGACCAACTTGATAAAGTTGGAGTTGCAGGAAATTTTGCTCGTACTGACGAAAAACTTAGGGCTATATACACAGGTGCTAGAGAGATTGCCAAAAGAAACAATTGCTGTGTGATTGCGATCTCTCAGGCATCTGCGGATGCTCAAGGTAAACTTGATATAACATTCGACATGATGGAGAATAGTAAAACAGGAAAGGCGGCAGAGGCAGATGTAATCATAGGCGTAGGATATAGAGACAAGGTAGATATGGATAAGAATCTAAGAGGCTTAAACATAACTAAGAATAAAATCACAGGGTGGCATGGCATGATACCTTGTAACATAATCCCAGAATTGTCGAGGTACGCAGAATGATTACTACATTTGATGTAGAGACTAGCTTTCAAGTAACTGACGAGGGTAAACTAGACCCTTCAGCAAAAAACCCACACAACTTTTTAATTTGTATGGGTTTGAACGAGGATTATATATTTTTTAAACACAATGAGTTTAGAGGTACTCCTGATAGAAATAGAGTTCAGGCTATACTAGACGAAACAACGCTATTAGTTGGTCATAATATAAAGTTTGACATAATTTGGCTATGGGAATCTGGATTTACATACTCAGGCAGGGTCTACGACACTATGGTAGGTGAGTATCTATTAAACAGGGGTATAAAAAGAAGCTTAAAGCTAAAAGATTGTTGCGTGAGAAGAAATGTAACACAGAAATCAGATCTAATGGAAGGATTTATCAAGAACAAAACTTCTTTTGAGAATGTACCTATAAAAATGCTTGAAGAGTATGGTAGGTTTGATATTAAGTCTACAAGATCCTTGTTTGATGCCCAGATGGAGCAGTTTAAGATCGGTAAGAATAAAAATCTAATCAATAGTGTTAAGATGATGTGTGAGTTTTTAGTTGTTTTATCTAAAATGGAAAACAATGGCATATTTATTGACGATAACGCCTTGCAACAAGTAGAAAATGATTTTCAGCAAGAGTATGATAGTCTTAGAATACAAATAGACGAGGCTATATACGAAAAAATGGGAGACACTTCTATAAATCCTTCTAGTCCTGAGCAACTATCTTGGTTATTGTATGGAGTCAAAGTAACTGACAAAAAGAAATGGGCAGTTCAATTTAATCTAGGGGTAGACCCTTACACAAAAAAACCTAAGCGCAGAACTAAGTATTCTAAAACAGAACTTAGAAAGATATTTGATATGTTTTTACAGCCTGTGTATAAAACTAAAGCAGAGCATTGTGTTGCTTGTTCCGGCAAAGGTCAGATTCAAAAGTTCAAAGTCAACAAAGAACCTTACAAAAATCTTACAAAATGTTTTGACTGTGGAGGCAAAGGTTACATATATAGAAACACAAAAGAAAAAGCAGGTTTTAAAGGTAAGGTAGAATCTTCTTTAGATGTTGCTGAAGGTGGATTTAAAACAGACAAGACTACTCTACTTAAAGTAGGCAATACAGGTGATGATGAGTTAAGATCGTTTATTGAAAAGATATCTAGGTACAATGCATTAGAGACATACTTAAAAACTTTTGTTGAAGGTATAAAAAAACACAAGACAGAAGATAATTATTTGTATCCAAACTTTATGCAATGCATTACTGCAACAGGTAGGCTGTCAAGCCGTGATCCTAACTTCCAAAATCAACCTAGAGGTAATACTTTCCCTATAAGAAAAGCTATTAGTTCAAGATTTGAGGGAGGATCTATTATGGAAATAGACTTTGCTCAGTTAGAATTTAGGGCTGCTGTATGCCTAGCCAAAGATAAAAATGGATTAAAAGATATTTTAGATGGTGTTGATGTTCATGCTTTTACAGCAAGTGTGATAGGCTGTGAGAGGCAAGAAGCTAAGGCACATACATTTAAACCACTCTACGGAGGCATGTCAGGTACTCCTCCGCAACAAAAGTATTATGTAGAGTTTTTACAGAAGTACCCTGATATAAAAGTTTGGCATGATAAACTGCAGGATGAAGCAATAAGACGTAAAGTCATAACTCTACCAACAGGTAGGCAGTACGCTTTTCCAAGTGCAGAAAGAATGCCGTGGGGTGGCTCAAGCTTTTCAACACAGATAAAAAATTATCCTGTGCAAGGCTTCGCTACTGCTGACATTGTGCCTCTAGCCTGTATCCTTTCTCAAAAATTGCTAGAGGACAATGCCACAAAGAGCATCTTAATCAACACAGTGCATGACTCTATAGTTGCTGACATATTTCCTGGTGAAGAAGATATTGTTGCTGACTGTTTAAAGAGAGGTTGCCTAGGTGTTGTTCAAGAACTAAAAGACAGGTACGATGTTGATTTTGATGTTCCATTAGAGGTTGAGATAAAAGTAGGACCAAATTGGTTAGACACTACGATTTATCATTGACAATACGCAGTATCTATGATACTATACGATTAACAATAAAGCACTGGAGGTGCAAACATGACTAATGAAGTAAAGCCTTTTGAGTCTCTAAGTAATGAAGAGATAATGAAGATGACAGGGCAGGACGATGGATCTCAAATGGGATCAGGAACTTTGCCAAGACTGGCAATAAACAGGGCTGCTGAAGATGATGACGGAAATGCTTTGAGGGCAGGAGTCTACAATATCTATGATCCTGAATCAGAAGCTAAAGTCTACAGCTTAAAAGATACAGCAGTACAGTTTAGACCATTTATTAACGCTTATCAATACATGGAGTATGATGCAGATGATAACAAGTATGCCTCTACATCAGTAATATTTAAATCATGGAAAGATGAGCCTATTGACACAAAAGGGGGAGTACGATGCGGCAAAGTTATTGGTAAAGATAAAGAACAACTTACTGATGCTGAAGTAGATGCGCAAAGAAACATAAAATGCTATAGACTTGTTTACGGAGTCCTTAGTATGGAATGCACAAAAGCAAATGGTGAAGCTACCTCTGTAAAAGAAATGCCCGTTCTATGGCGTGTAACAGGTATGAACTTTAAACCTATTGGGGAAACTCTAAAAGGATTGAAGGGTAGAAACAGTCTGATGTTTAACCATGTGCTAAACTTATCTACTAAGCGAAAGAAGAGTGGAAGTAATACATTCTATGTAGCTGATATTGATGTTGACTCTAAGCAAGTTGAGTTCACCAAGAAGGATCTTGAACACATGGATATGTTTAACGATCTTATTCAAGAAGAGAATAAAAAGATCGCAGAGCAGTGGAAACAAGCTAACTCTAAAACTAGCATGAAAGACGCAGAGAGTGCTACAATTATAGACGCAGTATCTTCTGATAATCCTGAGGACTTTTTAGCTACTTAATGTCAAACTCTATTTTAAACAGAGTACAGATGTTTCTCACGGAGGCTAACAAAGCCTCTGTGGGAGTGTCTAGTACAATAGTTAAAGAGTTTGGGCAAGCCTGTGAAGATGCCTTTAAAAAGCAGTTTACAGAGCAACACGATAGGACATTCAGAACTAGGATGTCGAACATAGGCAGACCTTTGTGTCAGCTTCAGATGGAGAAGTCTGGTGCAGAGGCAGAGCCTATGCCTTATAACTTCAAGATGAGAAATCTTTTTGGGGATATGATTGAAGCTGCTGCAGTAGCTATACTAAAAGCATCAGGAGTAAAAGTAGATGCTATACAGAAGAAAGTTAAACATAAATTTGATGATGGGTCAGAGATTGATGGTACTTATGATATCAAGATTCAAAATAATATTTATGATATTAAGAGTGCATCGCCTTGGGCTTTTGAAAATAAATTTGGGGATAATGGAGGTTTTGATGCTATACAGAAAGAGGATAGCTTTGGGTATGTACCTCAAGGTTACCTATATGCTGAAGCAGAAAATACGGATTTTGCAGGGTGGATTGCTATTAATAAATCTACAGGAGAATGGGCAGTAACTGAGACTCCACTAGCAGATCAGAAACAATCTAGTGATGCTCTTAAGAAAGCTAAAGATAATATGGATGCATTAAATTCTGATGCACCTTTTAAAAAACTGTTTAAAGATGAAGAAGAGTTCTTTAATAGAAAAGCTACAGGTAATAAAATATTACCCCTAGAGTGTAGATTTTGTGCATATAAGAAACCTTGTTGGGGTGAAAAACTTAAGTATCTACCACAGCAACAGTCCAAAGCACTTACGCCTAAGTGGGTATGGTATACTGAAGTAACTAATCCTAGGGAGGAAGATGGACACACGGAGTAGAAAAGCTAAAGGTAGAAGACTACAAAATTGGGTGAAAGGCAAACTACTTTCGGCTTTCCCCTCTTTGACAGAAGATGATGTGTCTGGCGCTGTTATGGGAGAGACTGGGGTAGATATTAAACTATCTACTAAAGCTAAAGAACTTATACCTTACTCAATTGAATGTAAGAATAAAGAAACATTCAAAGGTATATACGATATTATGGAGCAAGCAAGTCACCATATAAAACGTTTTGACACCAATACAGCAATTGCTGTAATCAAAATGAATCAGCAAGAGCCGTTAGTAATAGTAAATGCAGATCATTTTATAGACTTAATAAAGGAGAAAAATGACAACTAAATCTAAGAAGATACCTACTAATATTAAAGAGTCTATTTTAGTATCTATATATCCTACAGACGAGGGATTTGCATGTACTGTGTTACCTGCAGCAGATACTCCACAAATAGAGAGTTACGCTGTAGCATTAACTATAGCGCATGGAATGGTAAAGGCTTCTGTAGAAGAGCCTGATTACATATTCGATATGGGCATAGAGGCTATGCAAGAAACTGATGGCAAGTCTAAGGTAGACTTCCAGGAAATACTAGACAGACGTAAAGAGAGGATGCACTAATGGGAACACACCTAGTGATACCTGATCCCCATGTTAAAATGGGAGTCAGTAACGACAGACTTACTTGGGCAGGAAAGTTTGCAAGAGATACCAATCCCGACACAATAATATGCCTAGGAGATTGGGTTAATATGGATTCTTTATCACACTTTGATAGAGGGAAGAAATCTTTTGAGGGAAGAAGATACAAGAAAGAAATAGATCATGCAGAAGAAGCATTGTATCTTTTTAATAAATCTTTGAAAGATAAGAAGGTTAGGAAGATTATGTTGGGAGGTAATCATGAACATAGAATAACCAGATTTGTAGAAGACAATCCTGAATTGGATGGCACACTAAGCGTTATGGATATACCATTTACGAAATACGGATGGGAGTATCACGACTATGAAAAGATAGTAGAAGTTGATGGCATACTATACTGTCACAATATCGCAAGTGGAGTTATGGGTAAGCCTATTAGTGGAGAGTATGTAGCTTCTAATTTATTAAAGAAGAACTTTCAATCTGCTACTGTAGGTCACTCACATTTATTTGATTATGCTGTTAGGTCACTGCATAATGGAAGAAAGATTATGGGATTAAATGCAGGATGCTATTTAAACCATAAAGAAAACTTTGCAAAAGGCACACAACATCTATGGTGGAGTGGACTGATTGTAAAGAGAAACGTTAACAAAGGGGAATACGACTTAGAGTCGATTAGTATAAAGGAGTTAAAAAATAGGTATGAAGGACGCAAGTAATCTACTATCTATCGCTGATGAATTAATATCAGGGGATAGAGCAAAAGAGTATGGGGACAAAGAGACTATGCACGATAATATAGCAAAGCTATGGTCTGCGTATTTGAATGTACACATCACAGGACATGATGTTGCTTTAATGATGACGCTATTGAAGATGGCTAGAACTAAAGCAGGAAATGTTACTGAGGACACATATATAGATATGGCTGCTTATAGCGCTATAGCGGGGGAACTAAAATCTAGGGGTAGTGTAGATGGAAAATAATTATCTAATAACACAGGAACAAGTAAACACAGTTGTAAAGTATATGTTTACTAGACCCTACGCAGAGGTGGTACAGCTTATAAATCTATTAGGCAAATTACCTAAATTAGATCCTCAGATTAAACCTGATTTTGTTAAAGAGGGTGACAAAAAGAAATGAAATCAAAAGACGAGGCTATTCTCTTTAGAACCACTGTTTCTGTAAGTGGTAAAGGAGAAGTAGTAGTAGATCATGAGTCCTTACCTAGTGACCAAATAGTTAAGAAACTAGGTAAGGGCTATCACGCAAACATGATTAACGCAATAGTGGGTCATTGTAGGTCAAAAACATATGACTTTGATGACTCACTAAATGTTTTACTAAAAGATTTTTAAGCTATGGCAGGCTTCATTAGCCCGGAGTTTGCTGTAGTATCTACCACATTAGGGTCAGGCTGAATATTCATAGCGTCTGTCATTGGTGTGGGAATATCTCCCGGCTCAGGTACTATAAAATCAGGATCACCTTGAGGTACTTTTTCCGCCTCTACTTTTTCTTCAGACTTTTGAGTTTCTAAAGGTGAGGGTGGAGACTGTATCTCTGCCATTAAACCTGACTTTGGGCTAGTATTGGGAGAAGTAACTGCAGCCATAGATCCATATTCTTTTACTAAGTCGCTAAAATTTAAATCTTTCATAGCCGCTAATAAATCCCCTACAATTAGGGATCTCGATACATTACCTTCCATAGGTGTAGTAGGAATCTCTCCTACACTTTCTTTATTTAATTGATCTGTTAATTGTTGTGTAACTGGTAGTGCCATTACAGTACCTTTAATAAAATAATAACTGTTACTAAAACTAATCCTGACACAATAAGCTTACCTTTTTTATTTAGGTCTTCCCATTTTGCTTTCCAAGTTTCATATAACTCTACAACTTTTTGTAAATATTTATTCATGTTTCCTCCTATACGTTTTCCATTTGTTTGCTTAGTTGATTTGCCCTTGAGGGCGTCTGTTTTGCCCATCTTGAATCGAGCATCTGCTTAGCAGCTTCCTTAAAGTCTTTTTCTTTGAGAGCCTTAATCATCATCTTAAATTTACTGACTCCTGCAAAACCCATTTGATAAATCATTTCACATAGAATACACTCAGCATCTAAAGGTATACTTAGTTCATTCTCTTCACAAAACTTCTGAGTAAGTTTCCATGCTTTATCAAAGTCCTCATCAAATATTTTATCCCAACCTTCTTTAGTTGTTGGAGGTACTTCGCCCGGTAACATTTTATGACCATAGCCCCCTGTGTCGAATCCTAAAGTATCGACATAGACATCTAGCCTATACCCTTCATGCTCCTTAATTTGTTGCTTTAATTTTTCTACTTGTATACTAACCATTATTGTAAACACTCCTATTTTTTAAATAACTTTGCTGCACCTTGTGCGCCCTTTATACCAAAACTTGCAGAAATCGCAATATATAGTAAGTTGTGATAATACGATGGTAAATCTTGTAAGGCGACAAAGCCTTTATGTATATGCTCTTGCCAAGGAGTAAAGACTAGCACGGCAGGTAAAAGTAGGACTACTAAACTTACCTCATCTTTCCAAGACCCTTTCATTTGGTCTACTGCAGATGCTTCCCAAGCAACTTTTCCTGCTATCTGGTCTTCTTTTAATTTAGTCTTAGCTTTAATTTCTGTAACAGCTAACTCAGCTTTAGCTTTCTTTGTCTCTACAAATCCTGTAACAGCACTTCCTGCTACTGATAGTAAAGGTTTAATTAATAGTGATAACATATTAGTCTCCTCTGTTAAAATTAAAAAACGGCTCACGAACTTCTAAATCCATATCGTCTATGCCTTGCATTATTACATCAAAAAAGTTTGCCATGCCTTTATCTATTTGTGATAATTTAAACTTTTTCATTGCACCAGACATTTTTTTATCTTGTATGATAAGATTTCTGTCGGTATTAAACTTTGCTGCCATCCTGCCATAATTTTCTAATTTGCCAGATATATATAACAACTCCCTATTTTCGGGATCATCCAAAAATTCTTTTAGTAATTCTACTTTGGCTTCATCTTTAAACTTCATCATTTGATTTTTTGCTTTACTTGCTTGGGCTTTGAATCTATAAAAGTCTGCTTCAGCTTGTGTGAATTTAGGAGGGTCTAGCTGTAAGAATCTTTTTACAAAAATAAACTCATCTAATCTTTTATCTGGCATTTTTGTATCAGAAAATATATCAAAAGTTTCATCTACTAAATCTAAAAGATATCCACCCATTGCACCTGTATAAGCATTCCAAAAATTTTCAAACTGTATAGGTGACATTAGAAATTTTCTGATTCCTGGAGGGGCATTTTCAATTGCAGCAGTTATAGACTTACTACTCCAAGGATAAGACTGACCGTAATCAGGCAAACTGTTTTGCATGTTTGGAGATATAACGGGAGACCCAAAGAATGTTTTATTTCTTGCTGTATTGAATAAAGGAGATATTACTTGGGGAACATAAGATAGTCTAGCCTGATTTTTTAGTACTACCCATGAGGTAAGAAAGAACTGATCTCCATTTTTAGTACCATCTAAAGTTTCTAAAAAGTTTGTTAGTATAGTTCCTACTGCACCAAATTCAAAAGGCTTTGGAATTTTAATAAAATTACCATCACCCATAGGTATCATATAATGCAAGTCTCGTATCTGTTGGGATGTGTTTTGATAATTAGGATCATCCTTATTAAGAATATGAAGTAGTAAAGAAGGTGCAGCTACATAAGCTGTTATCTTAGCAAGAACTGCTGTCCTAACTTTAGGACCTTCATTTTTAAGTGCTCTTACAGTTCTATAAATACCTTGAATACCTGCATTCAAAAAGGGAACTGTAGAAGTGTATTGTCTAAAGAAATTGTTTGCACCATGCATACCAAAGTCTACAGCAACTTCTCTAGCTGCTAAGGAAGACTCTCTTGCAGAGTACCCCATCCCTCTAAGCATTGTATACTCTGTAAAACGAGATGCGTTTTCAAAACTTGTAACAACATCTCCATATCTGTCTATAAATTTTTTAGGTCTATCTAATACATTTTTATAATTAGTACCTAATTTTCTATGAAATTCACCTAAGAATTGCTCTGATACTTCTCCTCTCCATAGAGTAGATCCAAAAGACCCTCCATTTAATATAAATTCTTCATAGAGTTCTTTGTAGGTAATTTCTGAACCATCTTTTAGTGTTAGTTTTGCATTGCTTTGAAATCTTTGAGAGGTCTTTACAGCAGTACTTAACATAGGTATGTAGAAAGGATTTTTAGATAGTATGGCTGACGAAAAAGTATCTCTTAGTAAGTTAGCACCTGCAAAAAATCCTGGGTCCATAGTAACACCTTTTGTCAACAAGTTTTTAAATCCTGCTGCTGCTTTTATAAAAGCATTTGTTTTAGCAAACTGTTTAGGACTTATAGAATTTAAAGTTAGGAATAAATATTCGTTTTTTATTTTATACTTTGTAGGCACTATTGTCTCTACAAGTTTTCCTGTTTTTTTATTTTTTTCTAGTACGTTTCTAAATACAATAAACTCCCTGTCTTTTAAAGGTATATTTTCAGATCTAAATAGAGTGAGTCCATCTAAATCTTCTAATGTATTAGGGTCAATCTGTAGAGTTTCTCCGTCCTTCTTACTTTTTTTTATAAGCGCAGATTCGATTTCGCTAGACTTTAAAGGTATAGCTTTTAATTGTTTTGTATCAACTTTTTCTGCCCAGTCTTTTAATCCCCCTTTTGATTGGTCTATAAGATCAAACGTATTTCTTAATACATAGTTTTTATAAGATGTTGTTATAATACTATTAATATTTTCTATATAGTTATCAAATAGATTTCTTAAAGGTAGTTCTCCTGCTTTAGTGTCAAAACCTATAGGGGAAAACTTTGCTTTTCTTTTAACTGCTGACCCTCCGCCTCTAGCAAGATTGACTAAATGCTCATCTGAAGTTAAGTCTCTGTATAAAGGAACATAAGGCATTCTAGCTTTTATTAATTCAGCTTTTCTAGCTGATGTAATAAGACCTGCATCTACTGCAAAATCTAACAACTGGGAGTTGAACTCATTCAAAGCATTCATTGCATTTGTGTACTCAGGTATTAGGTCACCTTTTTTTGCTTCTGCAAGTAGGTCTTTCTTTACCTTTTCTGAATTTTTAAATAGGCTTTTAAATTTATCATCAGATAAAGACAGTAAGCTTTTAGCACCGATGTAATCAAAAAATTCATCAGCGTCATATTTCTTTCCTAAGTTTTTTTGTAATAAAACTTGAAGACCATCTCCTGATGCTACAGATCCACCATCTTTAAATTTAAATGTTTTTCCAAATAAGAATTGCTCTATCATTCCACCTACAGCAGGTAGGAATCTAGACTCTGCATATACACCTAATTGATCTTTATACTTTGATGATAATCTAGGTATACTCTTTACACCTGCTTTTGTAGCAGCTTCTTCTAAGAATCTTAGTCCTGCATTACTATCTAAGTATTGAATAACACCTTTTTTAACTACAGTACTGTTAAAGAAATTAGATTTTAATTTTTCACTAAAAGTTTTTTTAGCTGCAATTAATGTTTTTGTACCTGTGTCCCCTGCAGCTTGTATTTTTGCATCATCAAGCATTTTTTCTGTCTCGTTATTAAGTTTTGAGCCTGATGACTCTTTATCTTTATCTCCTCTAAGTTTTTTAGGGTCATATATTTTAGCTTTTGAATCCTTTTTAATAATTTTTGCCGCTCCGTCTTGTAGTTTATATATTCCGTCCCTTACACCTACTAAAAATGTATCTAAAGAATCCGTTCCTATTGTTCTAGAAGGTTTATCTAAATTTTGAGTCCTTACTGTTCTGGTAGTTACTCCATTTTTAGGTCCGGGTTCTAATATATCTAATACTTTAATCCTATCCCCATTCCTATCAGTATATATCTGTCCTGCTTTAGGGTCTATATCTTTTCCTAGATTTAATTCTTTTATAGCTTTTTTTGCAATACTATCTCTGCTCCAAACAAAACCTTTGGCTACACCACTAGTAAATGCAGGAATAAATGCAGCAGGTATTGCACCTGAGATTACATTTTTTAATCTTTCCATTCCCGGGTCTCCGTTAGGATCTGTTTGTAACCACTGAGTTAGTGCATTTTTTGTAGCAGGAAATCTAACTAGTAAGTCTGCAAGGTTAGGATCATAAGGGGCAAAAGCTATTGCATCTGCTGCAGCACCTGCTCCTAATGATACTGCTGCTGTTTCTTTTACGCTTAAAGATTTTTTTAAAGGTATTTCTCCAACCTTTTTTTTGTTGTTCTAATTCTATCAACTTGTTTATCATAAGTTATTGTTTTTTTGCCTGGAATACTTACTGTTTTTGGGGTTCCTCCAAGTTGAATCATAAGCATTTCACTAGAAGTTTTAGGCTTTACTTTTTTAATTGTTTCAGTTTTTATAGTTTCAGTAACAGGCTTGTTTATTGTTTCTTTTACTTTTCCTTTTTCTAAAAAAACTATATTGCCATCTTTTTTTTGTTTAATTAAATTTTCTTTTTTAATACCCTTTGAGACAAGTTCTTTTACAGTTCTGTTTAGATTACCTGCATTTTTAACGTACATATAACCACCTTTGGCTATTTTAAATGCTCCACCATAAGGTACAAAAAATTGAGCGGCAGGTCTTATAAATTGACCTACTGTAGTCTGCGCTTCAGGAACTATGTCACTGTATTCTACTTCCATACTTTTAGGGACTACAAAATTGTATGCGGATTCACTGGCATCAACTACACCACCTGCAGTTTGCACAGCAATATCTTCTAGTATTTTTGCAACTTTAGGTAAAAATGGCTGATCATCATCATCATCTTTTTTTTCATAGCCGACTGCCGCTCTTTCTAAAGAAGCAGAAAGAGACTTTTTAATTTCCTCTTCTGTCATACTTACTCCTGTGTTTTTGGTATTCCGTCTGCGTTATGTGTTTTAGCGTATAGTAAATCCCAGTTTTTAGGAGTTTTACTTGCAACCCCTTCACCTTTAGGTCTAGGTTCTACATGACCAGGCTTTAAATCAGGACTCTTAAATATTTGAAATCCTGTATTTTCATCATATAAAGATCCCTGACCTCCAAAAAAGTTTAAAACGTTTGGATCAGATGCATTCTGTTGTCTCCATTCTGCGGCTTCTGAAGGTATAGTAGGTATAGGGTCTACAGAATCCGTTCTTAACCAAACTTCTTTATCCATGTCTTCTAAAGTTTGAGTTGTCTCTTTTCGATCCATATCTGTTTGTAGGATAGACTTTTCAGGTAGAGTGCTAGTGTCTAGATTTGCTAGTTTTTCTGCAACATAGTTATCATTTATTAACTGAACAGTAGCTTGGTTCCCAATTAAATTTAATAACTCTACTTGTAACAAGTCTTTATTTCCATCTTGAGACATTGTTTCCATGATAACTCCATCTATTATGTCCATACCTGTAGAGGTATTTCCATTAGCACCTGGTAAATTTCCTATAGCTGTGTTTACAGAATCGTCAAGTCTTGATTGTTTGTCCTCATTTATTCGAGTATTAAAGTTAATTAAATCTTCAAAACTTTGTACTTCTGATAGTTGCTGTAGTGCAAACTGATCTATATTTTCTTTTGTTAAATCCTCTCCCATAACTGTATTCACACCTGCCCTCTTTTTAAAATTGGCAAATTGATCTTCATCCATGTCCTTAACTAAATCTTTATAGTAGCCTCTAATATTAGAAGATATATTGTTTATAGACTTTCCTATAGCAGTTGCAAAGGTAGAGGCGGTTACACCCTCTTCATTTCCGTTTATACCTAATGCGTTGTTAACCTCATCGCTCACGGTTCTGTTTTGCCAATTATCTAGTAAAGGATCAGATAAAATTGTAAAGACATTTTGTTTTATCTTATCTTCTGTAGTGTTTCCAAATAGAGATAGATCATAACCTTCAGTAAATTCATTGTAGTTTAGTTGTTTTTGACTGTAATCAAATCCTGAAGCAACTGCAATATTTTCTGCTTTTATTCTATTTCTGTTTATTATTTTTAATTCTCTAGGTGCTGTAACAACTCCTAATTCTTGTGCTGCCATAGCTAGGCTATCTTTAGTATCTCCAAAACTTGCAACGCTTATACCTTTATCTTCCATGAATATTTTAAAATTTTTAACAGGCATTTCGTAATGCTTGAATTCAGGGTCTGTCATATTACCTTCTCCAGGAACTCCTTCAGCTTGAGAGGGAATGTATTGGTTAAGCATTAAGTTTGTTTTAGTTACTATGTTTTTAGGTATATAGGTTATAACATCATTAAAGCTTCCATCTGTAAGTGTATCTCTTCTACCACTAACGTATTGAAGGTTTCCTTCACCCATGTCTACTAAGAATTTCAAATCTTTTTGCTCTTTTAGTGTGGGATTGTACTGCTCGATAAAACTTTTACCTTTCTCTGAATCTGTAGAAAAATAAGAAACATTATTAAAATACCTACTTACAGGAACATTACCATCTATAGTTGGAACATAGTAGATAGAACCAAAATCTTCTTCTCCTGGAGTTTGGGATATTTGAAATGCATCTACTATTTCCCCAGTTGATGAAATAAATCTTTTTCCTTCTCCAATTTTTTGTTTCTTTTTACCATAAAATAATTCAGATCCTATATACTGTACTTTATCTTTAGATACACTTCCCCCCGTTGTTGGTGTAATATCAAACTGAGATCCTGCAACATTATCACTTATATTATTTTCATTTTTAACAGTATTTACTGCTGATTGAGTATTAAAATTTTGTGTATTTCCAGATGAATTCATTGCTATTTCTTGTATAGTTTGACCTATGTTGCCTCCATGATTCGTAGGAGTTTTCCACCAATTTGTAAGACCATAGATTTCTTTACCCATGTCTAAGTAGTTTTTAAAATTAGTATCACTACTAAGGGCATATCCTGCATGCTGATCTATAAACTCAGACTTAAAACCTAGACTCATTAAATCCATTTTTCTTCTTTTGGCTTCTTTGTCTAATTTTAATTCCTCAAATTCTGCATCAATTTCTGCTTGTTTTCTTGCTCTTTCTATATCATCAGCTAATTTTGCTTTCCTATCATCTTCTTTTACTTGCCTTTCAGCCATGGCTTGAAATTTATCTAGTTCTCCTCCTAGATAGCCTTTTGCAAATGCTCTCATTATACTCATTAGTTATCTCCTTTTGCCATTATGCCTGATGGTTGTTCTTTTAATTCTTCTCCTACTTCTTCAACAAATTGTTTTAATCTATCTTTAGTAGGTTTTTCTGGCTTACTTGAATTTTTCATTTGTTTAAATTTAGCAAAACGTTTATGAAACTTATTATTGCTCTGATCTTTTATAAACATTTTTATATTAGGAACTTTTACTCTCATCCCTATAGCTAGTACCTGATTAAATACAACTTCAGAAATTAATATAGCAGTATCTACTGTCCACTTACCTTCTGTAAATCCCCCAAATACAATCATACGAGTAATAGCTTCTACAGGTATATCATTCTTTAAAAATGTAATAATTTGATCTAGCATAGCAGGATCGTGCATTCTATCCCAAACATACTCTGAGGCTTCATCTACAGAAGTATATTGTGGTGCATGTTCCCAAGGATAGTTTCCTGGAGTATTTGTTAAAGATTGCCCCGGTACAGGCGTATCAAAAATATTTTCTTTCATTATTCTGCTCTTCCCCCAATCTTAATTGCATAGGCATTTTCACTTTGAAATAAACGTCTTTGCCAAGACATTAAATTTACCTCTGGATCTGATGTGTCAACACTTTCTGCTTCTCCTGGAGGAGTGCTAGCTGAAAGAGACATATCTGTACTAGAAGTAGAAGGAAGATTAATCTGAACTCCACCACCACTTCCAGATCCTCCTGGTGCAAACATGTTGCTAAGACCGTCTTTAATTTTACCTGTTAGCATATTTCCTATAATATCAC